ATTAAGGCCTTTTTGCCATTTCTATTTGTACACATTTCACAATCAGAATTGAACAAAAAACAAGCACCAGGGCTTTCAAAGTCCTGGTGCTTAGATTAACTTTAGCTCTCTGCTGGTTCGTACACAGCAATGAATGCAGGAATTTTATCCGTGTAAATAAGAGTGACGTCAGCGTAAACATTTGTAGCGAATAGCGAAGAATCTCCAGATTCAACCATCCCAATCATTACTCCCCCGCTACCGGTGAACTCAGTTCCGTGAGGAATGGCTTGCCAGATGTTCGCAACTGCGATTTGAATTACACCAAGAGACTTTGTATAATGTTCCTTCTCAGGATTTTCAGGCCCGGTATAATACGCGTCATTTACAACTGCGGCTATTACGCTAGCACCATACGGGATAAGTTCGCTTGTCAACACCTTGTTTGCTAACGTGGGGTCACCCGCCGGGGATGTGCCCTCCCATGTAACAATGTTTCCCCGCAAGGTCCCTGCTTCTTTAGTGAACTTTACGTTTTTAATCTTCTTATATTTCAAGAAGCAAGCGTCATTCAACTGCCCAACATTGACAGCGTCAGTGTCAGCCACACCAGCGTCCACATTCGTAATCTTTGCGGGCGTTCCATCGTTCTTTCCTACCTCGACAGAATCGCCGTCCACCTTCACATAGGCCCCGTTAGCGTCAGCCAAACTAACGCCGCCGTTCGTGGCACTCAGGCTACCCTTGACCGTCCCATTGGCATCCGCCATATTCAGCGGGCCAGTCATGGTGTCTCCCCTCTTCTTGACATAGGGAAGCTCAATCGTGCCGTCAATAATCTTATTGACCGTCGTGGTCAGATTAGTGACGCTGGTTTTCAGGTTATTCAGCGCCGTCTCGATGTCCGAGATGGTGTGCATAATCTCCGTGACCGTGGCATCCAGGCTGGCCATCTGGCCCTGCAACTTGGCAGTCAGGTCCTGCAACTTGGTGATATCGCCTTCGCACGCAGTGATTCTCACCACAAGAGCATCAATACGAGCGCCCAGGGCGGAATCAGCATTAGTCCGATTCTCAATCTCTGCGTCGATGTTGGCCTGCAAACGCTGGTCATTCTCAGTCCGAGTAGCAGTCTCAGCATCGAGCTTGGTCTGAAACTCTTCGCTGATTCTGGTATCCTCCGAAGCTCTGGTAGCGGCTTCCTGATTGATGTTGTTCTGCAACACCTCGTCAGCGGCGATTCTCTGACCCTGTTCGGTAAGGATTTCCTGGTGCAGACGGGCATCCTCGTTGGTCCGGTCATGAATCTCCTTGTCAATCTTGTCGTCCAGTCGCTCGTCCTCGGTGGTGGACCGCTCGATTTCAGCATCGAGTTTGCCCTCGATTCTGTTCTCATTGTCCGTCGCTCTCTGGATTTCTCCATCGAGCTTGGTGTCAATCCTATGCTCCTCGTCCTTCGCTCTCTGAATCTCTTCGTTGAGCTTGGTCTCAATCCTCTGCTCTTCGCCGGTGGCCCTCTGAATCTCATCATTTAGCCGCCCTTCAATCCTCTGTTCCTCGGAGGTGGCACGAGACACCTCCTGGTCAATGTTCTTCTGTAGAATCCTATCGGCTTCCTTGCGTTCAGCGGTCTCCTTGTCGATATTCTCCTGGAGCTTTTTGTCCCCGGCGATTCTGTCCTTAATCTCCTGGTCCAGTTCAGCCTTGACCTGTTCGATTCTCTTCTTGTTCAGAAAGCCATCCCACAGGCAATGGCCGTAGTTCTGAATAAGCTCGGCCAGCTCACGCTCATAGTCGGTCCGGTAAAAGCACCGTCTGGAAATAACCCAGTAGCAGTAGGCCGTAGGGACCTTGTTCTCAGGCGGCACATACATAAGGGAACCCTTATCCATGGCCCCAGCGTCAGCACCTTCGCACAGCTCGACAGCGATGTCACAGCCATAGGACAGCAGGATTCTTGCGGCGGCCTTAGTAGTCATACCCTGCCGATGGACGTTATCCTCGTTCCCGCACACCAGGAAGATAACCTCCTTAGTGTCCCGGTTCTGGCCCATGACCACGCGCTCAGTCTGCTGGTCGTAGTTGGGAATGCTGGTCAGCCAACTATCCTCACACAGCTGGCCGTTCTGAATCAGCACACCGGAGCACCCCATGGCATTCTCCACGGTATCCCGGAGCATCTGGTCAACAGACACGCTGTTCTGATACACTCTCATATGGCCAGCACGGGTAAAGCCGACAGTGTAAAGGTCAGAACTATCAGAACTAGCGATAGGACAGCCCTTCCAGATAGCCCTACCATACCAACCCTTATCAGTCTTGGGCTGGGCGACAAAAATCTTGTCAGCGAACGTCACCTTGCTTGCGCTGAAAATGTCCTGCTCAATCTTGCTGTTGGTCGTATTGGCATAAGCAAGGTGAAGCTCCATACGGATAGGCTCACCGCGTCTGTCCACACACGCCTTGTGAATCAGGTGGTAGGTAGCGCTTTCGTCAGGATAGTACCCCTCTTCGACCCACACCTCACAAGGCCCGTAGTAAGCGCCATTCTCAGCGGCGGCTCTCTGCAAATTGTGCAGTGTCCTGTAGTTCTCAGCCATAACGGCGTTGTAGGTCTCGATACAGGTATTCACCCGGCCAGTCAGCACGTTCATAGCTTCATACAAACTCTGGCCTTCGCACACACTGGGAACAGGCGGCATAGGAGGACGGGGCTTGAAGGGAGGGGGACAGAAGTCAGGCTTGTCGCAGGGAGCGAACGGGTCATGGCGGCAACCATCTTCATGGTGATGGTGGGTAGGCTTATCACACCCATACATAGGAGGAACAGGCGGAGGGCAGGGAGGAACAGGCGGAGGGCAGGGGCTAGGGGCGTGACATCTGTCAGGCTGGCAAGGGTCGTGGTAGTCGTGGTTATAACACTTATCCATAAATCAATATACCCCCATAAATAGAATTTCGAGTTCGTCAATAATCAACATATCCACGTTGATTAAGCTCTCTCTGTACTTCCTGATAAGGTCAGCAGGGCTGAAGCCCTTGCGGCCTTTACCAGTTACGACATTGGTCGTATCCTCTTTGGTATTGCTGGTCTCCTTATGAGCGTTGTCAAACTTCCTATTGTTGGCCGTGTTCTTCTCGCTATCAACCTTATTATTCTGAGTTGTGTCTCTGTTCTCTTTTTCCTTAACACCAGTGATATCCTTGGACGTGCCACTCTCATGCCACTCCTTGCTGGTGTCCTCTGTCCAATGCTCTTTGGTATCTTCGCTCCACGTTTGTGCTTCCGTCTCAGTCGTGTTGATCGTATTATCGTTAGTGACATCTCTGGTTTTATCAGTGTTTACAGTACCGGTGTTGTCCTTAGTCAGGGAGCGTTCACCAGTAGTATCAACCTTAACAGTTCCGGTGTTTTTCGTGGTGCTTTCATCATGCGTAGTTCCTTTGCTGTTATTGTTCTCAGTGTACTGAACATCAGTGGTGGTAGTCGCATAGCCCTTTGTGGTTCTAGTCACAGTTCCGTCAGGTGCTGTGACAACGGTAGTCTCCACACCAGCTTGCGGGATATCGGAGAACGTGGTATCATTAGTTCCAACCTTCTTAGCTTCACCAGTGGTACGCCCATCCGACACGGTATTGGTGGTCAGGTCGTTAGTTGTAACCTGGTTAGATTTTGTGGTCTCCTTCTGAGTTTCCTTTAGGTTGTTTGTCAGCAGTTCATTTCCGGTCTCGTTCTGCGTTAAATCTTCAATTCGTTGACCAGTTTTATTGATGTTCTTTTTGCCTGTTACATTTATAGTTTTATCACCAACAACGCCGATGGTTTCGTCACCCTGCTTAGAATAGGTGGAATCAACCTGTTCGTCCATTGTGGCGTTCATGCCGTAATGGTTTACCATGTCCTCGTTGCTGGTAAAGACTTCACCTATTGTCTCACCGCTCTTGCCACGGTTTTTAGCATCCTGCGTATAGTCACGAACCCTGCCTGTTTTCGTCCCTTCTGTGAAGAACTCACTAGCAAGCGGGTCGAATTCCATAAGCGTGGACTTGTACAGTTCATTGTAGTACGGCATGATTTCATTCATCTTTCTGCGAAGCATGAAATTGAATCTGTCAGCCGTCTCCTGGCCTATCTCACGGAACCAGAAATGCTCAATGATTTTCTGGTTAAGAGCACCTCTGTACTCCTCCGAAAAAATAGGGTATTTGTCCAGCGCCAGGGGGTATCCACTATTGACCAGGTTACGCAGTTCAATGGTGTACTGTGCCAACTATACCCCTCCTTAATACTCCTCTGTCTTATGAAATGTGCCGTGTTCAACAATGTCAGGCTCAGTATTAGTAGTTGTCGTGGTGGGCATGTCAAGGTTAAGAGCGCTGTAGTCCTGACGGAAGTTCACTTCGATGTTAGTACCGAACATTTTATTGATTTTCTCTGCGGCTTGTCTGCGGGCATTAAGCATAACATATCTCTGCGCCTGAACGCCACCCAGGTTAGAAAGAACTTCGTCAGTGACAAGCCGCTCTTTCTTCTCTGCGTTGGCGTTTTCCACGCCGAAGATAGTCATAGCTTCGTTCCAGATTTGGCGCTTCAAAATGTTCAGCTTATCAGACACAAAGGGTGCATCCGTTTTCAAACACTGAACGCTATTCAGGTCAAGATTCTTAGCGCCGAAAATGACAGGCTCATTTCCGTCATACTTAGCATAGATGTTCTTCAACGTCAGTTGCTGTGTTTCATCACAAAGCATGATAACGGGGGTTTTCTGTGCCTTGACGTTAACATCAATCGTGCGCTCGATTTCATACAAACGCCTTGCGTAAAGCACGATAGTCGACATGCTAGGCATGTGCAGATAGTTGTTGAAAATGAGTACGCTATTTTTGTTGTCAAGCTCTTTTTGATAGCCGTTTGTTGCGTATGCTCTGCGATAGATAGGATAGCGGTAAACATCAAGCTGGCCGCCTATCATGCACGTCAGCGCTAAGTCCCCGATTTCCTCGTCGTTGAAGTACACGGCATACCCGTATTCGCAAAGAGCCAGTTCAAGGAATCGTTCATCAACAGTGTCTGGGAGGTTGCTCCACTCAAACATGTTGATAGCGATTTCCTGTAACCTGTAGAAGTAGTCGAGGAAAGTCTGATTATTCAGAACTTTAGCTTCCCACTTCTTTGTAGGTTTCTTCATCAGCGGGTATATAACCCTGGGGTCTTTTGGCATACACGTCCTCCTTATCCTGCCGTTATCGGATTGTCCTTGTTGTAGTCGCCAACTTCATCGACGTGCCACAACCTGATACCATCCGAAAACGCTTGCTTGATTCTGTTCATACCCTGGACAGGGACAGAGCCAACAATGCAGGGGGTGTCTAACTGCACATAATTCCAGCACTGCCTGGTTTGCAGGTTCGGCATCTTCACCTTATTAACAGCATACCCGAACATATCGAAGAACGTGTCAATCTTTTCAAGGGTATCCAGATCAGGGCATTGTCTACGGAACACAAAACCGTGCATTCCCATGGCGAAGGTTGCCGTGCTAGAACCGGAGGTATATCGCTGGCTTCTCTCGTTACCCGCAAGCATGTTCACAAAGCGCTTAACTTGCGGCACACTGTCAGCTATGTTATAACTCATAAGAGCGGCCTGGCCTACAGGGGATTGTACTGCCCCTGCAATAGCTCTTCCAGCGGCTCCTACCATACCACCTTGTGCGGCCATAGCGTTTCCAGCCCCTACGATTGCGCTTGTGCCTTTGACAGCGGCGGCGGTTCCTCCAGCGCTTGCGACGGCTGAACCAGCCACTCCGACAGCCGCACCGCCTAGTGCCAACATCCCAGCGCCAATTACACAGTTGCGGATTGTTTTACCCAGTACACCATTTCCGTTCCATGTGCATTGCAGATTTTGGGTGAAGCCTAGGCCGAAATTGGCGGAAGATAAATTGGTGGAGTTGACAATATAGTCAGGCCTGAAAAACATTTCAAACTCAGGGCCATAGATTATAGCTACACGCCCCTTGAAAACGTCACCGCCATACAGGTTTTCAGGATAATAGATTTGTTGCTCACCTGTGTCAGACAATCCCATGATTCTAGTGAACTGTCCGTTCAGCAGTTTTTTGTTTTTAATTTTATATATCTTTCCTTTGGCGTTGGTGAAAACTTCGTTTGTTGTGTCGATTCCAGTGTTAATATCGACGTATGTCGGAGCGTCAGATTCAGCAGGCTCTCCCGGTGACATAAAGACTGAAACAATAGTGTCAGCGGCGTTAAGGGCGGCAAGCTCATTGATGAAGGCATCTACTTCGCTAGCGCTAGTAAATACCTTATATTTTGCACCAGAGAATATTCCACTGAACATAGCAGATTTAAACCCGACAACTAGCGAACTGATAATGTCGTTAGGAATTATAGCCACGATTATTTTATCGCCAACGTCACCGGTCAACGACAAGTCCCATCTGTAGCTAGAGCTTCCGCCTAAATCATCAATCCAGCTTGTCACCGTGATAGGCTCGGGTGTTAAATTTGCGAACGGCTTATCCTCGACGGAAGAAGCGTGTTCTCTGACAACATAGGAAGGCTTGATTTGGATGTCCATCATGAATGTTTGCAGATAGTCAATCTCATACACAATTTCAGTGTTGTTGGGGTTGATATAGTTGACCTGTTTTACAAAGGCATAGAACCATTTAGAACCGTAAAAACTGTTTTGGAACATCATGTAATTACAGTCATACAGGTTATCTGCAATGTCAGGAACACGGCAAGTTAAAGGCCCACGAGGTTGCGCAACAGAATTGTTCACACGTTGATACGTCAGCCCCGTGTAAGTCTTTTTAACCTTGCCATTGAAAAATGCTTGCTGTGCACCTGCGCTTGTGAACCATCTTGTATCAGTGTAGGTTGAATCTAGCGGCACATTTTTCAGAAGTTTTACTACAGTGTCAGGTGTATAATCTGGCATTATATTTACCTCCTATGCGGGGGCCTGGAGTTTATACCAGGCCCCGCAACATCGTCAGGAAATAGTGACCTCGACGGAACCGCTCTTGCTGCCGTCATACACAGAGGTTGCGGTCACAGTGACAACACCGCCAACAGCGTCAGGCGCTACCATCATCTTGCCGGTCCAGTCGATGAAGCACTTGTCGTTACCGGTCACAGTCCAGGAAACACCCTCGGGGGCGTAGGAAGAGCCATTCACAGTAGCGGTGTACTGGAGAACATCACCAGGCTTGGCCGTGGACGGACCAGTTACAGTTACCTTGTTAATGGTCTGCGCTTCGGTGGTGAACAGGATAGCATTGGCGAAGGGGCTGGTAGAGAAGGTTTTCCACACATGATAGAAATAGTTCCAGTACAGGCCCTCGCCGTTGTAGTTCTCCGTGAAGCTCATAAGGTTGTCGAAAACCATGAACCAGTCACGGTCCACCAGGGCGGCGACAACACCAGTCAGCTCACCGAAATTGTCGATAAGAACCCGCTGGCCCATGAACTCCACCTTGGTCATGTTGAAGGCGGCGGCCAGAACGTCAACGTCAATGGTAGCATCAAAGCTAGCGTCAACAATGAGAATCTGGTCGGGCTTCTTGGAGAAGTTCATAACGCCCATAGAGTTGTACTTGTTGGAGAGGAACTCCAGCTGATTGGAAACCTGCTTGAAGGTCTTGAGAATAGCCTTTGCGTTGGCGTCCACGGGGGCATCAACGTGAACGGGGTACATGCGTCCAGACTTAGCGGCATCTTCGATAAGATGCTTCATACACAGGAACTCATCAAACTCGGAGCCGGTATACATGCTGTCCACGATACGGCCAACCAGATCAGTAATCCCGGCTTCGTTCAGGAAAGCCTGCCGTAGCTGGTCCTGGGAAATGGTAGCCTTATAGAAGTTCTGGTAGTTCATCTTGTGGAACACTGCGGCAACGTCAGGAATCTCACGCTTAAATACCGTTTTCTCTGCGAGGATGGGGTCGAACGGGTGGGCCTTTGCGATGTTGACGAAAATCTCCTCGGCGGTCTCACCATACTCCATGAGACCCTTCTTGAACATACGCAGGGGATTCTCATAGCTCTTGCTGGTGATAAGAACACGGGCAATGCGGTTGACCAGTGCATTCAGGAACTCGTTCTGAGTAGCCTGATACTGCATCATGGCGTTGCCAATGTCGCGGATATTGTCCTGCGTAGCAACAGGAATTCTGGTGCGATAGGTTTCACTTGCGTTGTTGCGGATAGCGTTCAGGATGTCCACGCCGTTGTGGGTAAGGGTCTGCGAATTAGGCTTAACGGGCATTTACTTTTCCTCCTTTTTAAACAGGTCGTCGAAGTTGATAGTCTCAGCTTCGTCATGTTTCTCTTCCGGCTCCTCTTCCTTGATCTCGGTAGCGCCGCCGAAAAAGCGCTCACGATATCGCTTCTGTGCCTGGGCGTATTTCTCGGACCATCGAACGCCGTCCTTGTCCATCACGTCGCTGTCCGTGTAGTTGCTGTGCTGGTTTTCATCTGCGTCCTTCTGGAGCTGGCCCAGCAAATCCATGACTTCTTCATTGTCTCCAGTAATTTCGCTGATACGCGTATAAATATTGGTTCTTTCTTCGGGTGTCATGTTCTCACTCCTTTTCCAGTTTACGCAACAGTTCCTGCATAACTGCCGTGTTGTTGTTGATGCTGTCAGCCAGCTTGTCAGTCTCTTCCTTGTGTCTGGTTTCCTGCTTATCCATGTACCAGAAGCACACGATACAGGCGGCAATGGGGAACCCGACATTGGAAATGAACTGCGTTACCACACCAACATCCATTACGTTACCTCCTTGTTTTATATTAGCGAAGTGTCAAAGCCGTTGCGCATAGTCAAGGCTTATCCACCCTACACCCGCAATCTTGCCCCAAACAGAAGCACCACTTCCATACCCGTGTGCGGTGATAGTGTACTTGCCCGGCTTCAAATAGCCTTTGCGTTTATAGCTTGTTCCTGGGCCTGTTCTGATGTTAAGCTGTGTTGCGCTGACATAAACCCTGTAAGGTGATACCTTGTCTCCGTAAGGATAGTCGCCGATAATTGCGTTAGCTTTCTCAGCAATGTCGGGCATCTTTGCCATAAGATATTCACCAGGACACGACTTACTTGCGTAGTCCCTATGGACGGTCATATTGCACCCGCCGATGTGATTGACCCTGTTCTTTTTTATATCACTCCACACGAGCTTGATGATGTTGTTTCGCTTGCAGATGTCAGCCACAAGATTTATCAGGGATTTATATGCGGCGCCTGTAACAGCATATGGCGGTTTGTTGTCGCTAGCAACTTCGATCGTCACGGCCCTATGGTCGTTAGCTCTATTGCTGGAGCACCAGCTTCTGTTAGCTTCTTCAACACAAAGCCCAATTTTGCCGTCTTTACCTACGACATAGTTGCAGGAAGCTCCACGTACTCTGTCAAACTTCTGGAATTTAGAAGCCTTTAATCCCTGCAAAGCTGTGACTTGTGCCGCATAGCAATGGATTGTGATAGTGTCAATCCTTGAATTCCTTGGCTTTGTGCAGTTGGGTGACAGCAATGTATATTTTACCAAACTACTGTTAGACATGACCTTCCTCCTTTTTTATAATTATATACCAAAACTCTTGACAAGTCAAGCCTTTTTTGATATAATTATTTAAGAGGTGATAAGATGCCGGGCGTTTATTACGACGGAACCAAACTGCTATCCATGCAGGATTTGAACGGTGAACCGCCTGAAATTTATATGTGTACCACCAACAGAACCGGCGGAAAAACTACGTTTTTTAGCAGGTTTATGGTGAATAAATTCCTGTCTGGAAAAGGTAAGTTTGCTATCACATATAGATACAACTATGAGCTTGACGATTGTGCCGAGAAATTCTTTAAAGACATCGGCCAGTTGTTCTTTAAGGGCTACGAAATGAGTTCTAAAAGAAGAGCTAATGGCATCTTCCATGAGCTGTTCTTAAATGGTGAAAGCTGTGGCTATGCTGTCACCTTGAATTCTGCCGATCAGCTGAAAAAGTACAGCCATTTGTTTAGTGATACTGAAAGAATGTTCTTCGATGAATTCCAGTCCGAAACTAACCACTATTGCCCGGACGAAGTTAAGAAGTTTATCTCTGTTCATACTAGCATAGCCAGAGGTCAAGGTAAGCAAGTAAGACGTGTCCCTGTTTATATGTGTGCTAACCCTGTCAGTTTGATTAACCCGTACTACACTGAAATGGGAATAAGCGAACGGCTTAGGGATGATACTAAGTTCCTGCGTGGCAATGGGTATGTGCTTGAACAGGGGTTCATTGAATCTGCTAGCGAAGCTCAAAAATTGAGCGGTTTCAACAAAGCGTTTTCTGCTAACCAGTATGTTGCCTATAGCTCAGAGTGCGTATACCTTAACGACAACAAAGCGTTCATCGAGAAGCCTATAGGTAGAAGCACTTATTTGGCAACACTTAGATACTGCGGAAATGACTATGCAATTCGTGAATATCCTGACTTGGGTATTATCTATTGTGATGATAGAGCGGACAGCAGTTTCAAGAATAAACTGGCTGTTACTACGGAGGACCACAATATTAACTTTGTTATGCTGAAACGGAACGATTTTTTCCTTGGGCAGATGCGATTTTACTTTGAGCGTGGGTGCTTTAGATTTAAGAATCTGCGTTGCAAAGAAGCTGTTCTTAAAGCACTATCCTATTAAGGTATCACCTACGCAAGGGCGCACTCGATAGGCAAGATAGCATGGATGAAAAACTCCACTTGAACTATCAAACGGAAATGCTACCCGGTTTGTGCTATGTGTAGTGAAATGATACAGCCCCCTACGGTTATCCGTAGGGGGCAAATTTTATGATCATACTTCCCAGATAGTGCCGCCCTTCAGCTGGCCGGTTGACCCGTAGCCATTTTCTCCTCTCGGGCTTTCGCTAAGTTCGTCAACGATTTCAAGCGTGGGATACAGGACAGGGAACACCAGTAGCTGAGAAACCTTCTCACCAGCCTTGAAAGTATACGGCTCATAGCCATGGTTGTAAACCTTCACATTGATAGTGCCGGTGTAACCTTCATCAATCAGGCCAGTGCTAGTGATGTCACGCTTGACATTCAGGCCAGACTTGCTTACAAGCAGACCGCAAGTGTTGTGAGGAAGTTCGACACAAACACCGGTATCAATGACAGCGCTACCCTTGGGCGGAACAGTGACGGAACAGAAGGTATACAGATCGAGTCCTCCGTCAGTCGGATGGGCGCGGGTGGGGGTAATAGCATGTGCCGCTACTTTGATTCTCATAGGTCATTCTCCTTATCTCATTTCGTATGTCGTATCTGTCAGCAGTACGCCGCCAGGAATACGCTTCGGTAAAAGTTTTCCGGGAACTCTTAGCCCTATAGTAAAATCTTTCAGTGTGCGCTTTTTAGATAGAAAAGCCTTGGTTTCATCGTCTGCGTCTGGTGGTGCTTTTTCACCAGCCATAGACTTTAAAAATAACTGCTTGCAAGTATCAGGCATACCAGCGCATTTTAGGTTGAAGTATGGGTTGTCTATAGGCTCTTCATCTTCATGCGTTACATGCTCTACATATGTCTTTTGCCGCACGAATAAGCCTATGTCCCAGCAAGTTTCTAGTTTCCAACAACAGAAGTTTTTTGGGTGTACTACAATACCCTTAATGTCTTTAGGTTTTAGATCACAGTGAATTGAATCTGTGTCAGCATATATGAAACCTGGTTTGTCAACTCCATGATAGTTCATCTGTGCCGCTCTGATTGTGAAGTTTCTAGCGTAAGAAGTTATGGCTGAACCTACAGGGATATAGCCTGGCTTTTTGCCATTCTCCACCACGGTATAAAACTCAACAGCACCGTTGTCCTTGAGAAAAGCTACCTTATAATTCGAGTTAGTTGAGCTAGCCATTTTGCCATACAGATTATTCAGAAACAGCTTTGCTAACTCTCTCTTTGCTCCCTTAGATTCTAGCTTTATCTTCTTGTATTTTTCGATATACTTATCGAATATTCCTATCTCTGATTTAAAGTAACATCCATCGTGAATCACTAAATCAAAGACATCGTAATGCTCTCTGAATAGCTGGTAGTCGATCATCGTCATAGTCATGGTGACCGTTGCAGGTTTAAGGTTGCCCTCTGCGTCATAATATTCGCTATAATATTGACCGTCGTTTGGATTGTAAACGTCAGAGGTCTCTAGCATTTCAGTCATTTTGTATAACAATGATGTTTTGATTTGCACGAATGGGAGCTTGCCTGGTTTTATTTTGAATCTGCATGTTAGTCTGACGAAATAATAACTTCCGTTGGATTTTACTTCGTCTGGAATATCACCCTCCCAAAATGTCGGTTCTCCTACGGGGTAAAAGTTTCCTGATTCACTGGACATCATGGATGGATACAGAGAGTTCACGTCAGCAGTTGTTCCGTTAGTTTTTATGACGTTTTCTTTGCCTTTGACTAGGTAACACCAGCCGCCATGATAGCTCTTTCTGATATATTCTCCTGCATTCGGAGAACCGAACTTGTTTTCGTCTAACTGAATGTCGTAGACGTTGGGGAAAAATGCGTCATAGCGCTTCCCTGAAATAAGTTTTCTGTATTCAGCTAAACAACAGCTACCTATTGTAAGTTTCTTATGCCCTTCTGTGAACATAATTTCAAGGGCTTCCTTAACAACAAGAACGTCATTCTTGATGTACTGTTCTTCCTTTTCTGTGATAGTACAGCCAGCGTATCTAACTCCTTTGTATTCCATGTCTAGCTTTTTGTGGGCTGTTCCAAAAGAGTTTCCAATTTTCTTGACAGAAAAGGGAAGTAGTTTTAAACTGTCTCTTATCTCAATTATTTTGCCTGATTGTGTCTTTATAGTTATGCGATACCATTGCCCCATACCAGAAATTGAGTAGCTAAAACTGTTTCGTGGCATGTCCTTTTGGGAATAGAAAGTAGGGTGTTGTCGATCATCTGTTTCAAACGCCTGTGGCATACCGATGGTTTTCAATAGATATGATAGCCAAAAGCTACCGTCGAACTTTAGGTTGTGATAGTAGACAACTATGTTACTGTTTAAACTCAGAAGGTAAGCAAATGTTTCGTCTATGCTGTGTAAAACCTTCACGTCATCGGTAAATAGCTCTACCATAGCACTTGCCCACACTTCTGTGAATGTTTGGCCCTGGTAAACAGTTGTTTCAAAGTCACCTACAAAGTACCGAAATTGTACCTTATTCAAGGCCGTTCTCGTCTACATAGTTCTGAATTGAAATGGATTCTTTAACGGTCAGGGCCGTACCTTTTACAATGCTAGCGAAATATGCAATATCAACCTGGAATCGTGCTTCCTCTGAATCTCCATAGAGCATTGATTCTAGCAGAGTTTGAATCTCAGAAGCTCTGGCTTCAAGTGCCATAGCTACAGCGTTTCTCCCTCTCATTAAGATCTGCCCTCGAAGCACGTTTTCAACAATGTTCTTGTGCCGTTCGTGCATTTTGTACTTGTACTCTAGCGTTCCAGCACCCATTCCCTCGGGGAATCTAGCAAGCATTTCCTCTACGTTGGAAAGAACCAGGTCAGAAAATACAGGTGGCTTTCTTTTTGGTGCGTCTTTCTTAGCGTTGGGAGCCTTAGCTTTTCGGGGCATAGAAGCGTGCTTTTTACGAGCCTGTTTGTACTCATAAGTACGGCCCTCTGTGCCAGAAATAACCTGCCCGTCCTCTGTCAAAAATGTTGCCTTTTTGTACAGCTCTTTCGGCGTTATTTTGGCCAGTCTCCTGACAGAAGCGATGGTAATACGGGTGGGAATAGTAGGATATGCAGAAGCCTTGAAGCTGTAACCTCTCTTCTCAGCGGCTGTGATGAAGGACTTGATTCTCCTTAACTGCTTTTTGAACTCCTTTTCAGCTATGGATTGCGGCTTTCTTGGCATTTAAATCACTCCTAGGTAAACAAAGGTCCCCGACACACTGGGCGGGGACCTTTGTTGTATAGATGTGTTACACGATGGTGCAGGTCAGGAAACATTTGCCCTGGAAGTTCTTGGACGGAACCTTGTAGCACTCCAGCGAGATGTCATCCCCCGGAGCCACCTCGTTCATCTCAGCCAGGATGTCCTCCATGGCAGTGGTAAAGCTCTCGGAGCCAGTGATGTAGGCGTTACCGGCCTTGTCGCAGATGACGGTCTTGAAATAGTCCTTGTTGTCACCCTTGGTGTGTTCGTTGTGAACGGAGACCTTGACGTGATAGTCGTAGTCAATGACCAGGGGCTGGTCAGGGAGAACAGCATCGTCCAGCTGAATGGCGTGGGTGAAGTCCTTGATACGAATGCGCTCCTTGGCTGACAAGTCGCGGGACGTATACATGATTTTAGCTTCGTAACCGTTCATAAGTTAGCCCTCCTCGTTGTCGGTGTCGTCAGCGCTGTCAGCGTTGTTGACGATGATTTTTGCGGCCTTGATGAAGTCCGTCTCAGGCATACCATAGCGAATGTCCAGGACCTCGGAATCCACCAGGGACACGGCCCGGGTGTTCTCAGGCATGAACTCAGCGGCGGCGGCGAGGATCTCCGTCTCGGTCTTATAGGTCCGGGGGAGCTCCACGGTGACGTTGGAGGGCTCGGCAGTCTCGATGTTTAGCGCCAGGAAGGTTGCCTTGGTTACGGGAATAGTGCGAGTTACCATGCGTACTCTAGCCATGATTATTGCTCCTTTGTTTGTAGATATGAGATAGCCACGCTTCGCCTTGCGCCTATGTCTAATTCTGCAAGAAAGGCTTGCCCCATTGCGCTATTGAAGAACTTTGTGGCATACTCTAGTTCGTCTGTGCTAAAACCCACCCTTTTCCCGGCGATGTAAGAGATAACTTTGCACGTGTCTTTTTCATCTGATTGGGCGAATGCACGGACGAGTTCTGCTAAGATTAAGAATCTTTTTTGGTTAAATGTAGGGTTTGGGGCCACTGAAAACACTTAGAAATTTCAGCCCCTTTAAGGCAATTTGGGGGATAGTTGAAGGCTGGTGAGAATGACGGGGCTGATCGGATTTTATAGCTACTTCATGGTGCTACCTCCTTTTAGTAACAGCGGTTGAATGGGTTGTCATAACGGCGGTGTGTTTCCGTCACCACCTTGCAAGTTAGCGGGTGTGCGCTTTCTTGCCATATATGCGGGTTATGAAGCCACCCGCTAGGCTTTATCCATGATTCTATTATAGCAGAAAATGGTGCAGATGTCAACCCTTAATTGACAAGTTAAATAATTAACAATGTCAAAGCCCTCTGGATTTTAGGTCATTAGACCGTCTCAGTTCGTCCCTGATTTGCCTGCGCTGAAGATCTTCAGGGGTACTTAAACAGCACCAGAACATGAGAACAGCCATGCCTAGAACAAGGACTAAAAGGGTGACGGGGATAGATACAACAAAGAGTATTAAGTTGACAAGGTGCTTTACAGCCCGCATGGGTTTAGGGTCTGTCTGGTTGATAGGGATATGGAACCACTTGTTCCTGGTCTTTTTGCTCTGATTCATCGAACCCCTCCTGTTCTTCATACAGAATAGCCAATTTGGCGTAAAAGAGAGGGTCAGAATCTAGGGCGCTCGGCCCATATATAGAGTCAATAGGCGTTCACCTCCGGGTGACGGGAAACTTGCAAGGTGTCGGAAATATGACAGAAAACTTGCATAGGGTTAATAGGTGCGGCCCTGAATTGGGCTGGTTGGGAGCTTTAAGGATGAACCCCCTAGAACCGTATGGTTAGGCTTCGCCTAGCCCATAAATGTACACTTCATGGGTGCATTCTAACTTCTCCCGGCTGAAAAAATCAGAAAACGCCTTATCTAACTCTGCATACTTAGAACTGTCACTACAAAATATCCTTGCAACAGAATAGAATGTGCCAGTGCGCTTATCGAGTAGCCCGCAAGGCTGGTAATGCACGACAAACTCGATGTAGTTCTCAGTAACAAAGGTAGCGGAGCCATCAGGGTGCATATGGATGTCAGGGAGCACCCCTCTCACGCTAGGAAGATACTCGTCAAAAAAGACTGAGTAAACCTTCTCATTGATTTTTTCAAAGAGATCTTTATAACGGGAAATGATCTCTTCTCTGGAAATCTCCATAGCACAACCCCCTTATTTAATTGTAGCTTGGTTTCCACAGTAAACCATATTGAAGCTAGTGATATCAGCCCCGGCGGTTTTCTTGAAACCCTCGATGAGCACCATGCAATCGTGCAGGGCCCGGCGATAATAGTCGTAGTACATACCGGACTTGAAATTAACCCGGACGGCGTACTTGTCAGACATTATGGTAACACCACCTTTATTAAGTTGTACCCTTGCGGGTTGGTTGGGGGCTTTATGGATGAACCCCCTAGAACCGTTGGTTTACTCCTCGATGTCATCGGGCTTGTCAACTACGAACCCATAGGCCATGAATACTTCGATGGGCATGGCGTAAAGCCTATCCACGGGGTGGGTGTCAATGACAGCCGTGACGATCTCATTCCCAGTCTCCCGCCGCTCCTTGAGATACCCCACGGGGTCGGTGGTATAGGGAATCTGGAACTGCTCCTCGATGATGGTCCGCTTCTCAATGTTGGTCAGCAGGACGGTCCCCTCCAGGGTGCGAATGGTGCGAGTGATGTTTTTAGCCATACTGCTATTCCCCTTTTCAGTTTTATTTTACCCTTGCGGGTTGGTTGGGGGCTTTAAGGATGAACCCCCTAGAACCGCCTGGTGTCAGATAGGATAATAACGGAACTCCTTGAGAATCGAGTTGCGTAACATACCACGGAATTTAGCGATGTGCTGGGCGCTGGTACTGGTATAGCCATAGGTGTAGCGGAGGACATCGTAGAAAAATCCAGTCGATCTGTCAAACACAGCTACCAGGGTTCCGTAGCTAGTCAGCGCTAAGCAGTTATTGTCGAGTTCGAGTATAAATGCGTTGCAGTAGTTCAGGCGTTCACGGCTCTCAACATCGACTGCCTGGTCCCAGAGTTCCATACCTACCATGGCGTTTTTGTTGATCTCGATCTGCTTTTCCTTTTTCGTCATTGCTATGCACTCCTTATTTAGTTGTATTGATAGTGGTGTAGTTGTTCAATTATGCTAAGTACAGACATTTACGTTTTTCTTGACTTTTAATCTTCCTTTTTTCTGATATCATTATATCAGATCTGAAGTTCCTTGTCAAGTCTTTTTTCAATTTTCATTGAAATTCTTTTCTTGACTTTTAATCTTCCTTTTTTCTGATATCATTATATCAGATCTGAAGT